AAGTAAGCGCAGTTATAGATGCGATTAGGACTTATTTCAATAGGCTTACCTGCAAATTGCATAGAACGCATTGAAGGTAAAGCTTTTTTATCATGAACAAACTTATAAGCATTTTCAATCTCCTCACTTAAGTTTGGAAACTTTTTTAAGTGCATACTCTTATTTCTATCTACTAACTCCTTCCAAGTTTCTCTTCTCTCTAACTCAGGATTGAATTTTCCATATTTCATATGTACTGTTAAATCCGATAAAATGCTTTGTGAAATGTCCATTGTTTGTTTTACGTTTTTAAAATTTTAAAGATAGATTTATCACCCGGTAATTTAGTAATTTCCGGTTTTTTGTAACCTAATTCTATTATGTTATTGTGAAAAAGTTTGGATACGACTTATTAGTGGTTGATTGGCTCTTTTTAAGAACATAGTCGTTTTTTCCATAGTTTTCTGTGTTTTCTTTTAATAAATAGTACTATTTTGCTAATTCGAAGAACTTTGATTGTAAATAATTCTTCTCATTTGAACTAAAAGATGTACCAGTTTTCGATGGCTGACTAGGTTGACCTTCTATAGTAAACTCTTCCTCACCCATTTCGGTCTCATTAATGCTAATACTACCATTATTTGTGTTTATTTTTGCACCGTAAGTCATACCATCACCTCCATATCTATTTTTCATAATGTGTATTCTTCCCGTTCCATTTACCTTATCCGTTCTTTTTCTTGAAAGTGACATTGCAAAGTCAGCAATCATCATTTTATTATAAGAACCTGCTGCTTTATCTCCTTCAATTACATCATCTTTTGCACCAGCTCTATTTACTTGAGAAACCGTCCAAATTGGGATTTGTAATTCTCTTGCAAGAGCCTTAGTCGACATGTAAATATCGTCGATTTCTTCCTTTCTATCTATTGATTTACGCTTAGATTTCAAAAGGTCTACATAATCTATAATAATAAGATTGGGTCTGTGTCCTAAATCGGTACACTTTTGAATATGAGACTCAATAGTTGCAATAGACGCTTTACCCATTGCAAATTCCTTAATAGTTAACTTACCTTTGATCTTAGACACAGCTTCATCGATCTGAGCTCTATGTATACCTAACTCTCTTACATCTACTCCCGTAAAAATAGAATCGTATCTCTTACCTGTGTAGACTTCTGAAAGTTCTAAGGTGTAGTGGTTTACATTAAAGCCTTCTTGTACAGCTTGTGCTCCTAGATTTGCTAAGAACCAACTCTTACCACCACCTGGTCCACCAAATACAATACCTAAATCTCCTGCTCCTAATCCACCCATCAGTAATTCATTTAAATTAGCCCATGGAGTTGGGATTGCTCTTCTTTCTTCATCTCTATATCTTACCTCTGCGCCTTTTTCATACTCGTGTCCAATATTTTTATCCATACCAGCTTTCAAAGCTGAATCAATTAAGTATCTAATGTCATCGTATTGACCTTTTTCTAATAAATCAACTGAAGATAATAATGCTTTTTTCAATTGTTGGTTCTTACAAAAATTAGAAAACTCTTGCTCTACGTACTCTTGATCTTCAGTTGGTATATTTTTTGCCTCTCTTAATTGTTCAACAATAGATATTTTTAAGACCTCGTTATCGAGCTTCTTAACTTCTATACTCAAAGCTTCCCAGGTAGGAGTTGCATGGTATTTGTAGTGGTATTTTAATGTATGTTCTACAATCCATCTATGTGCTGGATTATCAAAGTAATCCTCTTCTAAGATGTCGTGTATATTTTGTAAAAACTCTCTATGTTTAAGTAAGCTTGATAACACCTTTACTTGAAACCCTACACCATACTGATTCAACTGACTTAATACTGCCATAACTTATTTAATTTTATATTCCGATAACTTACTAAAAATTTCATTGACCCAAATATTTGGATTCAATATTGTCTTACCTAATTGATCTTCCTTATATAATTGTAAGAAAGCAACAGGATTGAAATTATTTCTTGGATTATTTATTAACCTATCCAACTTTTCTGCATCTTCTTCTGGTACATTTGGATTATGTAAATCCATTAACTTTCTATTGATATCTAACTGATATTAGAAGTTAAGTATGTCCCCATAATGTTTACTTTTTTCTATATTCTGCTTTGCATGCTCTAATAGAACAAGCAATCTAAATTTTTCTTCCTTTCCGAGTTGAGGAAAAAGCTTAATTAAAGTCTTTGCTCCTATACCTTTTACTCCTGGAACATTATCTCCTTTATCTCCTAGTATGACTTTACTTACTAAAAAGTTTTGAGGAGTGATACCATACTCTTTAATTACTTGTGCTGGATTATAAACTGTTTTCTTTATAGGTGAATATACAGAAATGTTTTCAGAAACCAACTGTATATAATCTTGATCTGTAGATAAAATTGTAACCTTTTCAGGAAACCTAGTAGCTAGGTAACCAATTACATCATCGGCTTCTATTTTATCAATAGCAATTATGTCGACAGGTAAACATTTTAAGTAATCTACAAGTCTAATAATTTGATTGGTAATTGCTTCAGACTCTTCTTCTTGGTTATCAAAAGCATCCCAGTTAGATATCTTTGTAATATGTCTATTGGCTTTATACTCTGGATACAAGTATCTTTTATTTGTTGATCCGCCATGTCCATCAAACACTAATACAACTCTTGTAGGTTCTATATCTCTAATAGCAGCTCCAATCGATTTTAAAAAACCTCCTAGACCTCCTATATGAGCACCACTTGGATTCAAATGATGTACTGCTACAAAGTTCCGCAGGAATGTATTTAACGAATCCACAATAAGAACCCTGCTATTTTTATGCAGGGTTGTTATTGGTTCGGATTCCATCTGTTCAAACATCTTTCTATAATCCATCTTCACTATTTTATTTTAAAGATACTATCCTTCTTCCGAAGCATCAAAAATATCTTTGTTATCATCGTCGGTTTCTATTACTACATCAAAGTCGGACGTTCCTAAAGTCTTTAACCAATCTTTAGAGTGTTGTTTTTTGTATACATCTATAGCTTGCTTAGTATCATCTATAAAACCATGAGCTGTCATAATAACTTTACCTGCTGACGTTACATCGTTAACGTGATTCTTATCACAACTAATCTTAGTACGCTTAGCAAATTCAACGTCTTTACCGTTCTTAGTTGCTTTAATTTTATTTGTACCTGAACTAGTTACGTTACCGAATGTAATAATTAAAGAGGCGTCAAAGTACATTGTATCTCCACCTTTATTCTTCATCTTAGGTTGTGCCATAATATTCTCAGCCTTAGCAACCCAAATCTTATTTACCGCTAACATTGAGTTAGTGTAAGGTTGGCTTTGCTTTCTTGATAGTACAATCTTTTGGTTAATAAAGTTACCAAATTGTTGAGACATAGCACCTGCATTCCACTCATTATTGTTTTTATTAGATTCAACTGATAGTCTACATGGAATAGATCCTACCGAGTCCCATAAGAATAACAAGTCGTGAGGTAATCTACCATTCTTTTGCTCATCTAATAAGTCAGCAATAAAGGCAGCCACATCTTCAATCGTATTTAATCTTTCTCTATCAACATAAATAAAGAATCCTTTATAATCACACACTTCTCCATTCTCATCTGGTATGTCCTCAACTTGTAATCCCATTTGCTTAGCATGTTCCCAATTCCACTTCATCTCTGTAATAATGAAAACAGGTAAGATACCCATCTTCTGAGCCTGCACAGCAGTCTCTAAAAGAGCAGTTGTCTTACCTGTATCGGAATGTCCTCTAAGTAATGTCGTATGTCCAATTGGAATACCAGGAATGGATAAGCAATCTCGAAAAGCTTGGGATAAGGGTATCCACTTTTGCTCTTTCATTTTTATTGACGTGCTTGATAAGTTCTTTGAAGATATAAATTTATCTAAATCAAAAGATCCTTTCAAAGCGCTAGCCACACTCTCATTAAGAGTGGCTTTTTTTCCTGTTGCCATTTTACTTATTTAAGGTTGAATAATTCGTTAAACTAATCGTCAATATCTACATTCTTTTTGGTATTCAATGCAAATGACGCAGGTTTAACTGCTGGTTTAGCCTCTACTTCAGCACGAATATCGTTTACTGGAGTAGCTTCTACTGTAGGAGTAGTAACTTCTTCAGCTGCTTCTTCTGGATTCAACCATTGTAACAATGACTCTTTCATTTCGTCGTAACTATACTTCTTGAATATAGTAAATACATCAGGTTGTTCAGTCAACCATTTCTTAACGTCTGTAGCGTTTTCAGATAATGGAGTAATCTTTGTACGAACACGTACTTTAGATTGATTGTAATTTGTTCCGTTTGTAGCTGGGTCAGTTGTTTCGATGGTGATGTCGCGACCTTGAATTGGATCTGTATAATCACCAACATCTGGATCGTCAGCAATACTTAACATCTCTTGGTAAACTTGCTTACCAAATTCCCATAAGCGTACACCTTTTTCTTCTTCGCCACGAACGATAACTGGTGCGAATATGCGCATCTTAGGTTCTAACTTTCTAGCCAAAGACCAATTTTCTTTATCGCCTGAAGACTTTAAGGTCTTAGCGAACTCTACGATTGGATCTTTTTCTCCAAAGTTGGTTAAGGCAATCATGGTACGATTACCGATTCCGTAGTGTACAAACACCTCTTTAAAAGGGTTTGAAGCATCTACTACTGATGGAACTAAACGAACGGAATGTTTTCCGACTGTTGGTTTCCATAAAATTAAGCTCATGTCTCTCTTCTGTCCACCACCCTGCCTAGGATTTTGTAAGGCAGCTAGTTTGGACTTGATACTAGATAAATCCATCTTGTTTCAGTTTTATTGTTAATTAAAAAAATACTTACCTAATTAAGGTACAAAGGAAAATCCAATCTAGCAACTAAATGTTTACTATCTTGTGAATTTTCGTAGAAAGTTTTTTAAAATCCTCTCCTTGGGTTAGGAGTATTGTGTTTTTATAATTCAGCCAATCAATTCTAAATGAAGTGTCTAATACACCTTCGTTAAGTGATTTAATTAATAAGTTAAGGCTGTTAATTGTATAAAGCGTGTTGCTTTCTTTTTTCCTATGAAGTAGGATCGTGTTTGGAAGTACTTTAGTTGTTCCACCCTCGATTTCAATGTTGTAAGTACACAAATATTCGTCGGATTCTTCTGATTCCAAAACGAAAATCTTGCCATACATAATCGTATATTCCCCTCTTATAGTAGTAAGAGTCTCTTCGATTTTATCTTTGGCCGAAAACGTGCAAAATAACTTATTCTTCAATTGTTCTTGGGTTAGTTCTAAATATTCCATTATAAATAGTTGGTTAATAGTGTTAAAAATTGTAATTCATTCCCTTTTGTGCTTTTACTCTATAGCCATCTTCCTCTAATACAGCCTTAATTTCGCTCAAAAAGCCTTTTGGATCTTCTGCTGAGTAGTCAATTAGTATAGAATCATAGACTACTAATACTACTTTACTGTTTTTACCTTTAAAAAGCTCTTTTAACTTAGTTAATTTCTTAACATTATTAACAGTTTCTAAGCATTGTATATAATAATTGAACAGTTTTTGAGGATTTGCATTCTCTTGGGTTATTTTTCTACTGTTAGGCAGTGTAATATATCCCATTTCTCGGTATTCTATCCACATAGCTTGTATAAATTCAGCAATATGCTCGAATAAGGGTACGTGTTTGTACTGATCTTCTACTCCATTATACATCTGTCTAAAGGTAATCTTCTTAGATTCCTGGTATTCTTCAGGTGTAAGCTCTTCTTTACCAAAATATTGCTGTCCTAACACTTCGTGGATAGACTCATCGGTTGGTAATTCGATGTTAAGTAGGTTAGCAATTAACCTAGGATGATATCCATCGAAGTCGAACTCAATAAAAGTGTCGTTTTCAGGTATAAAAGCTGCTCTAGAACCGTTTTCTTTATTTAAAGCCAAGAAATTAATACCATTAAACGCGTTAGTTGGTCTAGAAGTTATATTGTAAAGATTATAACTCGTATAAATCTTACCATTCCTAATAGATCTAGCTTTCCAGGTAGGTTCAAAGTACTTATCAAAGATTTTTTCGTCAATTTTAATGCCTTGTTCCTCTACCCACTTATAAACATCAGTATATGCATTTAACCACGGCAAATTTCCACTCAATTCAACGTAAGGTCTAACTGCTTCAAGCATACATTCGCACCTTTCATAATGCTTAGAAATAGGTATTAGGGCATTGACGTCTTCTGAATACATAAACTTGCGGTAAAAGTCGCTATGTATGTTAGTATAGCAGCTGATATCCTTAAGGTTTCCTTCTTTAGTTAATATTGTTTGGTATAAGTCAACACAATTTATACCTTGTAAGTCGAGAATTTGTGCATGCCACTTTAAATCTAGTAGGTAAACTGTACCTTCTAAGAGTGGTTTAATGTCTTCAATAGTTAGTGCAAAGGCTTCTGTGTGATTAAAAGGGATAATATACCCTTTATTGAAGTCATTATAGTATAAAACGCAAGGTCATGTTAGTTGTGGATGTGCTTCTTCTGCCAAAGAAATTAAATCAATAAAGCATTTATCTGCTTTAGGTAGTTGAGCTAGTTGCTCTTTAGTTTCCACTATTAAATACATAACATTTATTTGCTAGAAACATACTACATACTTCCCGAAGTAGCAACAGATCCTGAGGTTATTTGTGCGTACTTGGTATAATCTCCACCTATGTAAGATACTATACCAAAAAAAGTAACTTCTTTTGCCTCTGTAACCCTTTTATTTGTATCGTACACACCACCTATAATTTGATATTGAGAGACTCTTGTATTATGTAGAGGTCCAGTTAATTGCCAAAGCATACTTGTACTTTGATATCCTAATATGCTAGGAGATACATTTCCGTTTTTAAGATTTGCGTAGTCTGCTTCTGATATCTCTATTATAAATTGAGGTCCGGTTACAGTTTTTGCAAAATACCTAGTAAAATAACCTTGTTGGTAATCAGAAGGTAGCGGAGTTGGGTAGTATTGTTTAAATACTGTTAATTCTGTATTCGGATTTGCCGGTATTGCAGGATCTGCTTGATTGGGAGGTTTAGAGTAACTAGTATGACTATAACCATCGTTGAGAGTAGTTAATTTTTCACCTTTTCCAAACACAGGATTAGCACCCGTGTAAGATGTGCCGTCATACAAAGTGTAATATCTACCTGCATAAGTTAATCCATTAGGTAGCTGAAACTCCTTTCCGGTTGTGTACTTGTTTTGTACTATTCTACTTTGTGGATAGTATTTTAATTTCATACCTTAGTTAGTTTGGCCAAGAGTCTTAGTTATGTAGTCAAAAATTACTTCGCCTTCAGGTCCATATACTTCTTTTTTAAGCTTTTTATCGTATACGAGTCTGCCTGGATAAAGGCCGTGTCTTGAAATCTCGCCAGCTTCACCAGCTTTATTTATAGGTCCTAATCTAAAACCTAGAAATTGAGCAAGGCGAGCTCCTGCTTCTTTCTGAGCTTGGTTTACCTGGCTTTCATCAGCTGCTATTATTTCAACTCCTATTGCATTTGTGTTTTGACCTCCTGTATGCCATGAGTAGGCTCCATCGGGCATAAATCTATGGATTTTTCCAGCTCCATCAATTACGTATTGTGCAGGATAACCTCTTTGGTAAAACACTCTATAGACATCCTCAGCAGTGTTGCTTATACTACCACCAGTATGGTGTATTATAAATTTAGTAGGTGTTTTTATTGTTTGAGACCAGTTAAATTTATTAAGGTATGTATCATCTTGAATTTCGCCTTCAGTTAAAGGTTTTAAACCACCTTTTTCTAAGTTTATATTAGATTTGTTCTTAACAAACGTAAAGCCTGGGTGGTACTTAGTAGCAAAGTTAGCACTGGTAACTGCCTCTGGATCTAATACTTGTGGTGAGCCAGGTTCGTATTGATAGTATACACCATCCTTAGTAAATGGCGTTATTGCGCCTGGATAAGGGGATGCATTGATATTAAGATTTAATAACTTAGTTACACCTTGGCCATTACCTGTACCACCACTAGAAAGTGGAGATGGGTATCTTGGTGCAGCTACTTGGTAATTAGTGTTTCCAGTAGCAGATATGTCATCTCTTAGCTTAATCATCTGACCTTTTATTCTTGTAAGCCATTGGTTATTTTGAATTGTATGCGTCAGACCAACTACAATAAATCCTACTTTAGTTTTTGTAGAATCGCTATTATCCCTTAGTGAATAAGGTAGCATATTATTAGGAACAGTAAATGCATTTCCCATTACTATACCGCCAATACCATCCATAGTTATTTCTAAATTTGCAGGAATAAAGGGAGCTGCTGACGTCTTAACGTCTTTTGCTTTTATATTAGACATGCCGTCAATAAAGTAGTTAATTGCCATGCTAACTTTATCGTTAGATAAAGTGAGGCCATTATCTAGCGAGTAAATACTCTTTATGTGAGTATTAAACTGCTCTGCTTGACTTACATCATTTTTTAATTGATTTTGCTTCTCGTCTATTGCCTTCTTATTAAGCTTTGCACTTGCAAGTTGAACTGAGCTAGCTTGCTCTATGTTATTTATTCTTGGCTTATAAACATCTCTATAATCGAGATTTAAATAACCAAACAAAGAATTATCAGTTGAGTTTATAGATCCAGTCTGAGCTTGTGCAGATATTGCTATTTGACTAGAAATAGCTGTTGACATATTTGTCTGAAACTGTAATTCTCTTACTATACTTTTGGTACCAAAAATTGGCAGCATTCCATATCTTGGAACTGATGGACTGTTTTGATTTGCTGAATTATATCTTACGTTACCTTCGTTTTGACTTTGCAAAGCCCAACCTTCCTGAATCGCTTGTCCGTTTGCTCCTTTTACACTTGCTGGTACAAACTGATCATCTTTTATAATTACTGTATTGGAATCGTCTCTGTAAGACACCCTAAATAAATTTATATTCCCTAGTGACTTGTTGACACCAGTAACAATAGCATCTAGAAATCCTTTTAAATTAATAGCATGTTCTTTATCACTCGTGATATTTTGTTTTAAAACATCAAGTAAAAAGTTAATATTAAGTAAAATTTCCATTGTTTTACCTTGATAAGCCTCATTAGGGTTTTTAAATCCTGCTATCTTATCTGACAATCTATCTTGATTAACTACGTTTGTTTTTAACGGATCGGTACTTATGTCTCCTATTAATAACTCATTACTAAAATTAGATTTAATAAAATCTCGTAGTCCTTCAGGAAATATTTTAAGGTAGTTAACTGGACCACCTTTAAATGGTATTAAGCATGTAAAAGGATCTACTGATAATTGTGATGGATTTGTTAAACAAAAATTTGTCTCTGGGTTGAAGTCTATATAAACGTAGGGATGTTTATCTGTGTCTTGGGTTGAGTCGTAAATAAGACACATATTATTTAAAAAG